ATAAGTACGATCCTCTACAAAGCTATAAGCAGCATCACGACTATCAGCAGTGATTCTATTAGCTCTATCTATTGCGGTTTCTTGTTTTGAATCCCTATCTTTGATATCTCGTAAGTTTTCTTTTAGATCAGAAATCTCTTGAGAATCTCTTTCTTGCTGCCGTGACAGCCCTGCATAGCCTGGATCAAAATTCTGATAACCTTTTCCTGATGAAAGGTGGGCGTACCCACGGAACTTGGCTCTTTGTTTTGACATTTTATTTAATGTTATTATGGGTTATAAGTCCATTGGGTATAACTTCCAATATTGTCTGTGTGGTAAGTAGTTGTACCTCCATAATTAGGATCAAAGCTACTCTGACCAGCTGAATAATTTGCGTATGCTGATAACCCTGCACCAGCTGCATTAGCTAATACACTTCCCCAACTTGGTACTTGAGTAGTGGCAACTCCTTCAATAGGTGGTACTCCATAGTCAAACGCGTCTAATAGTCTTAGATTCTGGAATGTTGCTCTTGGTGTTAATAAAGGAGCAATTGGCTCTGGACCTTCTATTGGTTCAAGCATTCTTCTTGCATCAGCTTGCATATCTGCAGCATCTTTCTGATATTGAATATCTCTTAGATCAGCATCTTGTTGTAAACCAGCACTCATTAAAGATTGTAGGTTTATAGCTTGATCTGTACCTAACTCCATTAGTCGTGCTTGTTGTGTTTTCTGTGCAGTTACACCAGCTCGACCTCTTGCTCGCTGTTGACCAGCCTCTAACACATTTTGAATAACTAAATTCTCATCCTCATAGGCAAATGCTTGTACTGTCTCATCCCACTTCCTATTTAAGTCAGACCTAGCTGCATCAGCTGATCTTTCATTTAAACCTAATGATTTATTATATAACTCTTCAGATTTTGCATATTGTGCATCAGTACGTTGTTTTTGTATTTGATGTATTTTTAATGCATGATTATATTGAGCCCGAGCGTTTGCATCTTTGTAGTCAGCTAGTAAATTCTCATTAGCTCTAGCAATATTAATGCCATCTTGTTTATGAGTCCAATCTGCTTCTAGCTTGTCTACTGACATCATCCAAGAAGGTATATCGTACTCTTCGTACTTCTTCTTCAAGAATGCTTCTTCTGCAGCACGTGCATCTTTAGCTGCTTTTCTGTTTTGAGCACCACTCCATAATCCTATACCTACTGATGCAGCTGCCAGCCATGGAAATGCCATATCTTAAGTCCTCCTATAAAATCTCGGTGAGTAGTTTCCTTCCCACATCATCGAATTAAGAGATACAGGGAATGGTGAGTCATTAAATAGTCTCACTTCTATGTTTTCAGTTCTTTGATGGATAGGTAAAGTAAAGACTGATTGTTCGTTTAATGGAATATCGTTAGCTAAGTAGCTATTTGCTTCAGTAACTGGAGTCAAGGTATACCATTCAGCTCTACCTCTACTCTTTAATTTGAATCCCATAATTCCAGATAGTCCAACAGCAAACTTCATACGAGCTATATTTAATCTCGCTGTATAATCTGACTTATCATTTATACGTGCATATATACGAGGTAGATGTATATCAAAGTTATACTTATAACCAACTATTACATTACTCGCAATGCTGGTTAAATCCCTTTCAGGCACGCTGAAAAAGGGTCCAGTACCATCTGATCCTCTTTCGGGTGCTATGGTGAATCCAGAGTCAGCAAACGTCCCTCCAGACGTGTCTCCAGATATAACAATGATAGGGGTTAAGTCTGATTCATCTGCATAAGGTAGATAGCACTTAGATCTGTTGTTGGCTGAATCCCAAACTACTGAACTAGCTGCTTTATATAGATCCATACATGGGTTAACCTTCTCTCCATTGTTATTGACAATGATTGCTTGCTCTGGGCTTTGACTTAGATTTGCAATAGACAAGGTATAGTTACTTCCTTGCTTAGTTACTGCATAAACATCATCATTATCAAATACTAAATTCTGAACAGTTCCTGGTAATTGCCACTTCACCCAAGCTGACATTATATTCTTTTCTCCGTTGTTATATGTACGGAAAACATATACGTCTTTACTTGATTGACTAGATAACATCAACATCTGTGCCTGAGCACTAGAAATTAAAGTATCTATTGTTGTAGGTATCCAATCACTTATACCAGTTGATATATCTAAAGCTTTAGGTGCTCTACTACTATCAACAGTCACCATTGAAAAGACACGAGATCTACCAGGTGTTTTGGTAATGAAATTAAAATAAGAACCAGAATCAATTGGGTCTATCTCTGTATTTAATTCAAAATTAGATAGTGGTTTTATTGAAGTTAGCTTAGGAGTCATTATTCCATCTTCACTACCAAGTACAAGAAACTGTTGGTTCTTCGCAAAGAGCATCAAACCTTGTGGTACTGGTAATACATTCTTCAAAGATGTAGGTCTAATTGTCTGTGCTAATAAATCAATTGGATCAGCATCAGATAATGTCCTAGCAGTTATATGGAAGAAGTTAAATGGTTCTCCAGCTTGACTAAAAGTGATATTATCTCCAGCTATAAATCCTAATCTGTTGTTATGATAAAAAGTCTTTTCAATCTTCTTGTCTACAAAACCAGGTATCGGATTAGTTAAATCATCACCAGCTAATCGTTTTGTATATGATATGGGTCTGAAGGTGAATACATTAGTAGCTGTATTAATTAATTCATGAGGTAACGTATGGTCTTGAAAACCTTCTATTACTTCAGGGTTACGAGATTCTTTCCAATAACCTTCTCCACTTTCTTCATCATCAGCTACGAATCGTACCCAAAAGTCATCTTCATCTAAAGTAGCTGTATTAGTAACTATTGCATAATGGTTATGAAAAGCTGAACCTGGTAAAGTTGCTGCTGTTAAAGCATTCTCTTCATATCTACTGACAATTTGAGAATTAGCATCAGCACCTGTAGCTAATACTTGATCACCACCTACTGTTGCAGGAATTGTTCTGTTTTCTATTTTTAAATCAAAGTATTTTCTTCTGGTTTGACCACTAACTGTTGCAGAACGATCTACCTGTAACGTGTCATTTACTATGGTCCAAGACAGTCCGTCCATACCATGGCTATTAGCATGACCTGAAACGATATAATAACCTATCTTAGCCATTAACCAGTTAGCACTTCCTTCGGTATAGCTCTGACCACTTGTACTATCAACACCATCCATTTGTTGATTAATAACAATAGGATCACTAGTCTCGTCTACATAGTAAGTAAACTTCCAGCCGTTATGAGTACCTCCATCAATATTATTATCATGTTGTGCTTTATCTAATCTATTATTATAAACAGGTTTTGTATCTATTAAGAATGTTGCACGTGTTACTAATGGTGGTCTAGTAGGAGTAGCTTCAGCTAATACTGTTTTTAAATTGTTAGTAATTATTGTTGTATCTTGTACCGTTAGTACATCGTAGTTAACACGATTACCAGATAAGTAGTCAGGTACATTGTAATTACTAATAATTGCATTTATATCCGCTTGAGGACTACCTGCAGACCAAGTATTTGCAGGAATAGTTATCTTATCCCCATTCTTATACCCAGTACCGTGGGTATGGATTGCTAGTGCTGTTGCAACACCACTACTGGCAGTGACATTAACAGTCATACCAGAACCTAATCCATCAGTAGTGACAGCTACATTCGTTTGGTTAGTAACTCCAGAATTACCATTATTATTACCAGTAAGAGGTGAAGCACCAATACCTAAAGTAGCTGTATGATCTACACCATTAACAGTACATCTAACACCTGTACCAGCATTCCATATATTTATAACTCCAAAAGAACCAGTAGGTTTAGGTGTTATACAACCTATATAGACCTCTGTATCACTATCTCTATTAATAAAGAACCACTTGGCTCCATCTAAAGAAGTACCAGTGAATGCATTACCACTAGCATCTTTTAACTTTTCAATAAACTTAAAACCAGGTCGTTTAGTTAAGCCAACTGTGATATCAGGATAACCATTAAAACACTCTGTTACCTGACCTGGTACTTTTCTATCATCTGATAATTTAGACACTCCACCAAGGAAGTTATCTACTGTTTGTGTAATAGCTGCCATTATCTGCTAAGTGCTTTGTATGGTTGATAACTGATGTATGGGTTGGCTCCATCAGGCTGTCCAAAGTATGTATAATCACCTTGGGTTGTTTCATATTCAAGAGCCATAGCTCTCATATACCCTTCCTTCTGTTGAAGCATTTGGTACTGAGATTGGTCTCCTACTATCCGACTAGAGGTAATGGTGGATGCTCTAGCTGTTATAAAATCTTGTATGGTACGTGGTAAATCTACCCAATCAAAGAACCAAACGATATCGCATTCAACTGCTCCATCTGTCCATTTATATGTATGGTTCTGTTTATCATATAATTTTCCATTTCTTCTTACTGCATTCTTATCACCTATTGAGGCGTTATGCGTAAGGTCTATTTGTAATACATTGTTTGGTATAACAATCTCATCATCTGTATTTGGTGTCATCTCATAATGCGCTTCCTTGTTAAAGGTCCATCCTTCACTTTGAACTTCTCTACTAACTTCTAAAAGTGTTTGATAAGCAATC